CGCATCAGTGCCCCGGCTGCCACAATCCTCAAACTCACCCATTCGGTGGCGGAAAGCTCGTGTTGATCGAAGACATACTCGATGATATTTCAAAAAGAAAAGATTGGATAGACGGCATCACCATTTCCGGAGGCGAGCCGTTCTGTCAGATTTACCAGTGTGCTCTGATTGCTGAAAAAGCTCATGAAATAGGGCTTAGCGTTTGGTGCTACACTGGTTATCTTTTTGAAGACTTATACAGGCAAGGCATCGAGCTTCTGAAACATATTGATGTGCTTGTTGACGGCCCGTTCGTACAGGCTGAAAAATCATTGGAGCTTGATTTCCGAGGAAGCCGCAATCAGCGAGTAATTGATATTCCGGAAAGCTTGAAAGAAGGCGTAGCAATCTTGAAACAAATTTAGAAGAAAGGAGTACCTGCATCATGGCGAACACCACTAATCCTCGACGAAATGCCGAAGGATATTCTGACCCGACCGCTTACGAAGCCCTCAAGAATATTGAGCGTGAAGAAGACGAAAGATTTCATAGACTGCTGCATACACTGTTTTACTTGTGTGAGTTGGCTGGCTTCGAGATCGAAGGTCGGATTATTCTGATTGATAAACGGAACGGACGGGTTTGGAGATGAGCGAAATGAGTCCGTACATACTTGAAAATCGAGTAAATTTTAGCCCGGTTTTGTTTGGCGGATTTGGGCAAAAGCCCACTTTTGAAAAAATTTTTGAGCGTGTACGGACAATTTTCTTGAAAAAAGCCCAGAAAAAGTGGGCAAAAGCCCGGTTTTGAAAACCAAAAGTGGGCAGAAAAATTCGGAGGCATTTTCTGAAAATGGCACTTTTTAGGCGTTTTTTGCCCCAAAATGGCCGATTTGCGCCGATTTGAAATTTTTCTTGTGAAAAAAGCCCACTTTCCCACTTTTATTTCTTATTTAATTGCGATAAAAAGTTTTAATAAATATATAAATAGGGCGAGTAAAGTGGGCATTTGGCCAGAATCCAAAATACATAGCACAAGTCAATGGAAATGTCAAGACTTTTTACCGAAAGTTCTTCCTTTTTCTTTCAAGCTGTGCTATACTATAAGAGCCACACAATCTAATATGTTCAAGTCGTTTAGGGAAAACTGCTTTGGTAAAAAGTGTTTTCTCTCTTTACTCATTTCATTTGTCCCTTTGCGGCTTGATTGAGATTGTGTGGCAACAATGAGGGTTGACACTTTTTCGGTGCGTCTCTCGTTGTAGGGGCGCACTTTTTT